GGGCCAGGCAAGCATCCCCGCCGATGGCCGGTGTCGAGGATGTACAGGCACGCCCTTGCGCCGGGTTCGCCCCCGCTATTGCTGCAGCCGGAGAGCACCTGATAGTGCGCACAACTGCGGCAATAGCGGCTTTGCGGGATGCCGCCGCGAATGTAGGTGTCACTTACAATGTCCACGCGTCTACCTCCTTCACACATTCCGGGCAGCCGACGATGTTGCCCCATCGGTCACGCAGCAGCTTGTCCGTCTCCGCATCGCACACCGGGCAGCGCGGGCAGGTGTATGCCGGGGGATCAACCGGCGGTTCGATCGTCAGTTTCGACATTCCCCACCTCCATACTCCGGCCACACTGCGCGGATCTTATCTTCGCGCGCGGTTGTGATTCCGTTCGCCCAGCAGTTGGCCGTTGATACAGACACGCCAAGCATTTTTGCCGCTGCCGTCTGCGTAATACCGTTTTCCCGCAAAAACGCGCCGAAAGCGGTGTCACGCGATTTTCTGCGCCGTCTGTCGCTGTAGTACGCAGACAGCTTTTCGTAGTTCGCCGCGCGGTATTTGCGCATATATGCATTGCTCGCTTCGCGGTTATTGCGCTTGTTTTGCAGGATGCGGTCGCGGTGCTGCGCGTAGTACGCCCGATTGTATGCGTTATGTATATGGCGCTGTTCTTCCGTCATCATGCCACCCCCAGCGCCGCGAAGATCACGTGAAACAGCCATCCCATCAAGCATCCTCCCGCGAGGAAGCTCGCACAGACGATGCCGTCCTCGATGCCCCAGACGATGTAGCGGCGCGCCTTTGCCCGCGCGCGCGGGTCGCCGAATACCTTCATGCTGCCCCTCCGTTTCTGCGCTTGGCCAGCGCCTTTCCGTACAAGCCGCATTCTTCCAGCGGAACCTCCCGAATCACTTTGCAAGACGGGGCGCGAACTTTGCCGGAGCCGCATTTCGGCACAACAACCGTGCTCATGTCCGCTTCGACTTCGAGGATTGCGAGATCAGTCCAGCAGTTTCCGTATGCCAGACACCAGTCGAGATAGGCCATATGGATACCGCGCCCGCAATCTTCGTTCGGGTCAGTGCAAAAGCCGTCTGCCGCAACTGATTCCCCGATTGTATACACAAAATCTGCATCCCAGTCCGAGTGGTACACACCGTCGTGCTTCCGCACCGCTTTAAACAGTTTCGCTTTGCCGTTGCTGTTCTCAATGCCGTAAAAATCGACATATTCGTCAATGGTGTGCGGATCGTGCACAACGCGCGCATTACTGGATGCGTTAATTTTAGATGCATCGCTCTTTTGATTGATTTGGCTGTTCCCCCGCGCCACGACAGAGCTGTTCCCCCGCGCCTCGACAGAGCTGTTCCCCCGCGCCTCGACAGAGCTGTTCTCCCACGCCTCGACAGAGCTGTTCTCCAACGCCTCGACAGAGCTGTTCTCCCACGCCACGACAGAGCTGTTCTCCAACGCCTCGACAGAGCTGTTCCCCCACGCCTCGACAGAGCTGTTCCCCCACGCCACGACAGAGCTGTTCTCCCACGCCACGACAGAGCTGTTCTCCAACGCCACGACAGAGCTGTTCTCCAACGCCTCGACAGAGCTGTTCCCCCACGCCACGACAGAGCTGTTCCCCCGCGCCTCGACAGAGCTGTTCCCCCACGCCTCGACGGAGGCAAAATCATATTTCCGCCTTACGATAGCCTTATCATACGGCGTGCCGAACTTGATGTAGATTCTTCCATGATAGTCGTGCGGCAGATTGTCAAGCTGCTGCTGCGACGTGACTGTGATTTCGTTCATGTTGTTTCCCCTTTCTCACCGTTTACTGATACCTGATCGCCGCGCGGAGGTCGGCGATCGGAATGTCAAGCCCTCGCCCGAGCGTGAGCAGGTCGCCGACTGGCATGCGGTCGATGTCCCGCAGGCGATTCGCCGCCGTATCGCGGCAGCAGCCGAGCAGATCCTCCGGCTTCGTGCCGTGCAGCCGGAGCTGCCCATAAAGCAGCGCCTGCAGCTGATCGTAGCGGCTGGTGCGCCGTTTCAGCTTCGGCATTACGTGTCACCTCCGTTATCGCAGAGCATCTCGTCGAGGTTGTCCATCGTCACGCCGAGGGCGGCAAGCTCACGGCCTTTCTTCTGATACCAACGGAGCTGGTACAGATACTGCTTGCGGCGGG